CCAGCGCCACTGGGAAGCCGTATACCAACGCAGTGTGATTTGATAATCCGGAAAGACCGCGAAGAATGGTGAAAGAAGCCGAAAATCAAAGGGTTACGACAGATTGGCTATGGACGGGTGGTTTGAGAAGGAACTGGAGGCGGATTGGCTGGATGTCATTGATTTGATAATGTTTTTTGTGATTGGAACTGGCTTTTCAACGGCCCGGCAGGATGGATGCAAACTCCTGCCGGGCCGTTTTTGACGTCGTGGTTATAGGTTGTGGATAAGAAGCTCGCTGTGTTCTTTTGACCGCGTGTCGGCCGATGTACGGGTATTTCCGGTGCTATATTTAGTGGCGACCCGAACGTGGTGGAAGGATTGAAACATGGCGCGAATGTCTGGATTATCGTTTATTGAGAGAAGAAAACGGCCTTTGATGGCATTTAGGGCATCCCGGAGACGGAGAAAATCGGAATCCTCAAACTGCCGGCAATAGTCCTGGGTGACATGGTAATAAGGAGGATCCACGTAAAAAAACGTCTCCTTGCGGTCATACTTTTCGATGCATTTACATGAATCCAGGTGCTCGATGGTGACTCGCTGCAGGCGCCAGTGGACCTCCAGGAGGGTTTCCTCGATGGTGGTGAGGTTGAGATTCATGGGGCGCTGCGCGCCGGCACCGAATGTGCGACCACTGGTCTTTCCTCCGAATCCAAGGCGCTGGAGATAAAAATAACGGACTGCGCGCTGGAGATCGGTCAGCGTGGTCGGGTCTCTCCGATTCTCCAAATTGAACAATTCACGGGAAATGACCGCCCACTTGAAATATTCAAGGAACGGCTGGAGATGGCACTGGAGGATACGCCAGAAGTTCACCAGCTCGCTGTCTATGTCGTTGATCACCTCGGTCTCGCTGGGTGATTTTTTGAACAGGATCCAGGCGGCGCCGCAGAACGGCTCGCAGTAGCAGACATGGTCTTTTGGGATCATCGGGACGATACGTTTTGACAGGCGGGATTTGCCTCCAAAATAAGCGATTGGGCTATTCATGGAATGTTCCTTCAACTATAATGCCGGGCTGTACTGGAAGCCAGCTGGAGCGTAGCCCCGGCTAGGTGGGAGATGTTGGTAGCATCTTTCAGTTGAGGGGTATCTTCCCTTGACTTATTCTCTGGCACTACTTTTTGATGATCTGCGGCACCTCCTTTGATAAGGATGCATTCCAGCATCTTCGATTTATTTTTTCCGCGAAACTGACTGTTTTTTGTGGCCACAATGTTCTCCCATCGCCACATTGGAGATGGATATAGATCCCGGATTAGCGGATGATCGTAATACGTGCAAACCACTGCCGCTTTACATCCGGCCAATTGATTAGCCAGGAAGACATGATCGCCTTGGGAGAATCGGCGCCCAGGATAATAACATTCAGTGCCCACATACGGTGGATCAATGAACAAAACACAATTCGATTTAATGCCGTACAGCGAAACGCAGTCCGCATAGTCCAGATTTTCGATCATGGTATTGTGGAAGAATTTTCCGAGGCGAGCCATGCGCCGTAACGCCCCTTGGTACCGGACGATCTCTTTAATTCCATGTCGGTCCAATGTACTGATGGATAGTCCTCCCGAACGTCCTTTTCCCCCGAATGAAAATTGATGCCGAAAAAATGTTGCCGCCGCCCTCTCAATCGGATCGGCAAAATATCCGAATGAAAATAGGTGGGCAACATAGCCTCTCGATAATTCATTCCAAACCTGTCTTGACGCCGGCATCCACCTTAGTCGTTTCAGCAATGATCCTCGCGAGCATGAGTCAGCCAATACTCTGAACAGGCAAACCAGGTCGCCGGAAATATCGTTGTAAATCCGTTTTTTGAATCCAGAATTGAGCAATACAGCCGCCGAGCCTCCGAAGACATCGACCAACGTATCAGCGCCAGTCGCGCGCAGATATTCCGCCAGCCGACCGGCTATCCGATGCTTTCCGCCGATGTATGGAATGACACTGATCATTGCATTCCCGCCATTAATAACTGCCCGGTGTCGCGCTCAAAGACGAGGGCGGGGCGCTGGATCTGGCGGGTCATGGCGGCGCGGAGGCGGCGCTTGGCGCGCAGGTTGACCAGGGCCATGATGTTGTGTTTGCGCTCCCGGGCGTAATGCTCCTGCCATTCTGTGGTTGTGGCCAGGGAGATGTGTTTGAACCCCTTGTTTCCGCTGATTGCAATCAGAGTGCAGAGGCCGGGCCGGTCGTCTATCGCTCGCAGTTGTCGATCGTCTTTTATGCCAAAGCGATTACAGAGATCGCGGGATTTGACCCAATCCCGGCGCTCCAGGAGGTAGGATTCGATTTGAGCCGTGAGGTCCATTATGACGCCAATATCGCCTTACATAAAGCTTTAGCCAAATTCACAGGAACCGCATTCCCAATCTGCCGCACCTTTTCGGTCTTGTTCCCCGCAAACTCATACCCATCAAACCCCATTGCCGCTGCCAATTCATGAGGTTGGAGCATCCGAAAACGAATATCCATTCTTTGGCGCTGTTTCACCGGTTCAACCAACGCAAATCGGTCCTTGGTTGTAACTGTGTCCAGGGGCTCACTCACCGGACGCACAGAAGCAGTCCCGTAGTATTTCGTCAGGAAGGGCTCGCATAAGCCGAATCTGTTTTCCGTGGTCTGCGTCGGAAGTGGATCGTTAACGGAATGAACGCGAGGCGTTGCTTCCTTGTCGCCGTGATAGCCAACAAGAAACGGTTCGACTAAATATCCCCCGCCGCGTTCTGCCGTAATCGTCGGAACCGGTTGGTCAACAGATCGCGGCGCATTCCCCCGGAAGAAACCTTCGTTTGGTAAAATAAACGGCTGAACCAGCGCCATGTTCTGTTTCGTCACCGCCGTATATAGCGGTTGCTCGATCGATCTAACACAGGCCCCATGACCTCCCGTCTGGTCCGTCTGAATCACAAACGGTTGCGGCTGGCACAGTCCTAAATGTTGACCCTCTGCGGTAATCGCCGGAGCAGGAACATCTACCGACCGCACATTGCCCGTTCCCCTAAGTATTGCCAGGAATGGTTCCCCGCCAAAACGTTTAAGCCCCGCCTCGATCCGCCGCAACGTGTTCCTTGATAACGGTCGTTTCCGGTCGAAGATGCTTTTCCCTTTCAGGTCCCAGTCAATCACCTCGCGCGCCGCCCGCCACCTTGCCTGTCCAAGGGAGAATGCTTTCTCCATATGCGACGGTTCCGGCCAGGATATCTTTCCCCGCCTTGTCGCCCGGATGAACAACCGCCGGCGCGTTGTCGCATCGCCATAATCAGCCGCGTTGAGTAACCGGCAATCTACCGTGTATCCAAGGCTCCTCAGCGCCCCGAGAAACGCATCAAATGTTTCACCCCGTCGGTTCTTGAGAGGCCGGCCATTTCTGCCCAAAGGCCCCCATGTTTGAAATTCGCCGACATTCTCAATTAGAATATCCTCGATCCTCAATCGTTCCGCCCAATGCAACACATGCCAGGCCGAGGCCCGGCTCTGATCGTTACATGGTTTTCCTCCCCTGGCCACGGAATGATGAGTACATTCCGGACTGGCCACCAACAATCGCAACACCCCGCCCGATACAACACGGTTAGGATCAACACTCCCCAAATCGGCGCATAGGTGTTGCGCCCATGGATGGTTCCTCGTGTGCGTCTCAACCGCTATCTTCCAATGGTTGATTGCCAACAAGGTAATATCCAACCCGAGTTCGCGAGCGGCCAGAATACACCCAGTGCTTGTCCCGCCGGCACCGCAGAATAAATCGGCGATATGGAGGCCTTGACTCATAAATTCCTTTTACAGGGTTCGGCCACGCGTCGCCAGATCGCGGCGGAGGGTGTCGAGTTGGGCTGTTTCGGTTAGGTCCATGGTCTAAATTGGCAAAGAATCATCCTCATCGCGATCGTACTTATCGCGGCAATCCTGGCATTGGCAATCGTCGCCATGTTTGATCGCATCCGGTAGCGCCTTGATTGCTTCTCCCAGTTGCCAGGGGTGAATGGGGCGGATCTGCAGGGCGGTGGCGGCCATGGTGGCGGCGGCCTCGTCAACGAATGAGATGGCATAGATTGCGCCCTGGCCAAAAAGCTTGGTCAGCGGCTGCTCCTTGCCGACGGCAGGTACATCCACGCGAACAAATGCGCATCCGCCGATTGTCTGTTCGGAGACGCGTCCGGCGATCCGGGTGTGGCCAAAGAGTTCAACGATTGCCCATTGATCGAATTTCTTTTGTTCAGTCATTACGGGTTCCTTTCTGGAGGGTTTTTAATTCGCGTTCGAACTGATTGAGTCTTTTCACGGAATAGAATCGGCCGGCGTCGGGATCATTTAAAACCATCTGGAGAAAGGCGATGCGGCCTTCTATATTGCCGGTTCGTTTTTTTGCTTTCACAGATTTCTCTCCCACGGATCGGCCCAGGGAAGGCCGATCAAGGCAAATAGGTCGCGCTCCTCGCGGACGGGGATTTTGTGGTTGTCTTTGACGAGCATACCATCCATGCTGTGATATCCGGCGCGGACCCAGGCGGAGGCAAGGACGTGGTGGCTGTAGTCGGCGCTGCCGGTGCGGATGGCGTAGATCAGGCCCCAGTTGTCTCTTGTGGCCATGAACAGATCCAGCACGATACCGTCGGGCAGTTGGCGCTGGGTATATTTACCGGTGGGTTTGCCCTTGATGGCGGGCCAATGCTCAACCCTATGACAAAAGCCAGGGTCAATTTCGATTTCACTTCCCAGAAATAATCCGATTTCGCAGGTCCGGGGTATGCAGACAATCTCGATGTCGCCCACCTCCGGCTTTCGCCGGCGGATGCTGCCGGCGATCTCGATCCGCTCGCAGTGGGGTGCGAGTTCGGATTTGACGCGCTCCGCGATTTTGGTTGCCTGGATTAGGTTCATGGCTGTCATAAATTACGAGCGCATTGTGTGCAAACATCTCTTATTCCTATATCCCAAGCACAACCGCCTATGCAGCCTTGGTGGTCTGTGCAACCGCAAATTTCACATGTTCGCAAATCCAGTCGTTTCAATTCATTCAGGCGCCGCCTGATCGCGCGTTTCATGCAAAGCCGGGGATGCCCATTCATCCACTTAGTTTCAAGACGCAAGATGCGCCGGAGGATCTTGGGGTTTTCAATATTTTCGACCAATATATCGATGCCCCTGCCTGTCGCGGCGACAACGCTCTCCGCAACAATCTGATGGTATCGTTTTTGTTTTCTGTTCATGAGATTTCCATTGGAATTTAAAACGGCAACGGGGCGTTGATTTTCGGGGTTCGGCCACGCGCCGTGCCCCTACGCGAAACCGCTTCCTCCTTCGCTCCATGAGCTTCGGCGGACACTTCGGCGGGATAGGCAGGCGCGCGGTTATTTCTTACTTCTTGGCTCTCACCGCTGACCTGTTGCTTGCCATGCCTGGCGTTGTGCCGGAGCAGGGCGTTCCAGATCCGCCAGAGGTGGTCGGCGGGAAGCGCGTCAATCGTGGAGCGTGGAGAGTCTAGCGTCGAAGCCGAAGCCGGTAAAAAGCCCATATTACGGGCAATGCCGATTACATAGGCGGCAGTGACAGTGCCGCGCTCGATCTCGCGGCCGATGAGGTACCGAAGGCGGCGCTCATCGCCCTCGGCGGCCCGCCGTGCCCAGGCCTCGTCGCCGGCGATCGCGGCGAAGTGGGCCATCAGGCGGTCGAAATCCTTGGTCGGGCTGGCCTGTTTTGTCGTGTAGATCCCGCAGGCGTCCATGAGCTGCCGGCGGTACCAGGTCTCATGGGCGGAATCCACGTCCGGATTGCCTCCGGACCGAAGGCAATGGGCTTGCCAGGCCCTGGCAACCATGGGCCGGTACCGACCTTGTTGACGCGGGGTGAACATAGGGCCTCCTGTCTACGGAACGGATGCCTCACATCGTGAGGCTACTACAACTACGGATTCGGACGGCGCACGCAGTGCGCCGACTACAGTTTCGGACTCGGACGGCGCGCACAGCGCGCCGGCTACAGATAAGGACCACGCCTCTAAGCTTTACGCTCCACGTTTTCCTTGGTCTCAAAGCTCACGCGGGGAGCGCTCTCGGTCGAGCAGAGTTTCAGCAACTTCCGGCCTATGACCGGACCGAGGTATTTCTCGGCCTCATCCCGAAAATCTTTTTTAGGCTTCCAGGCCGGGACTTGCTCGAACAGGTCGGAAAACCGCTTGCCGGCGACCTGCATGATCTTTTCAATAGTCTTGCCAACCCCGCTGATCTTGTCTTTCAGCGTCGGCGCCGGGAAGGTCACGCGGCCAATGCAACCGGCAAGGCCCTCGATTGTCCAGGATCGGCCGCCGCCATCGGTCTCGACCTGGTCGGACGGATGATCCTCGGCCTCCATGATCAGGATGCCCTTGATGTCTTTGAGCTTCGCTTCCCGCTCGGCAATTTCCTGGCCGAGCGCCACGGCGTGATCCACCAGTTCTTGTAGTGTTGCCTTATTCATGTTTTGCCTTTCTTCTTCGCCCCGCACAGCGGGGCGGCTACAGTTTTGGAACGGATGCCTCACACCGTGAGGCTACTACAGGACTCGGACGGCGCGCACAGCGCGCCGGCTACAGTAGGAACGCCTCATATAATTAGGCGGCTACAGTGTTTAGGCCGGGAGAGCCACGGGCGCATTCCCAAAGGCACTAATCTCGGCGGACGGCGCCGGCGCCTGGAGCGGCGTTAAACCACGTCGCCCCGCAACGGGGCAAGTGGCCACTTGGCCGCCGACGTGGCGGTTCAAGTGCGATAGGTCGTCTTGGACCTTGGGCAGGCCATAGGTCTGCATTTCATGCGCCTGGTGGGCCAGGCTGGGCATCTGGTCACACATCATCTTGCAATGCGCCATTGTGATCATATAGCGATCGAAGGCCGCGTCCTTGATCGGGTCGGCATATTTCAGGTTGACGTACAGGGCGTCGAACTTCTCGCTCAGCAGCAACGCCTGGCTTTGGATATTATGCGCCAGTTGCTCGACCGTCACAGACTCCGCGCGGATCTGGGCGTCGTTGAATTTTGGTTGTTTTGGCATGGGGTCCTTTCAGAACGGACGGACAGGCTGTCCGTCCCTACCTTCACTCATACATCTGGGCGTCGTTGATTTTTGGTTGTGGGGGCATGGGGTCCTCCTTCATTCGGCGCGACAGGCTGTCGCGCCCTACCTATTTAGCGGCGAATTGCGCTTCGCCCATCATCTGCTTTCGCATGGCCATGGACTTGAAAACAAACTCCTCTGTGATATGCGACTTGGCCTTCGAGGCCATGCGGCTGGCCAGTTTGAGCGTCTCAACCAGGATCCCGAGCCGGCCGATCTCGTTGGCGATCTGAACGCAATGCGTCATGAGTTTGTCGCTCGGTCGGCGCACATATTGTTCGACGATCATGAGCACGTCGGCCTTTTTGATCGTGCGCGGAAGGCGGACCGGCATTCCGATGCGGCCCAGCACCTGCTCATACTGATACATCGACTTTTTCAGCGAATCGTCAAACCGCTGCGTCGCAAATAACGCCACGGCGCAGCCTTTCCCGTCGTGGTAGAGGTCGCGCAGGATTTCCATATTTACTGGGGTGGACCTGGTGTCCGATGGCATCATCCGGTGGGCCTCATCCACTATCAGGATCCGATTGGGGTTGAATGCCCGACGGATGGCGTCATACATGACCGGAATGCTGTATTGTTTATTCACCCCGACCGCATCGGCGATCGCCCGCAAAAACATCTTGGTGCCACCTAAGGGTGAAACCTCGATACTGACGCTGCACCCATGATTGTTTTCGCGACGCCACGCATTTAACGCCTCTGTCTTGCCCATGCGGCTCTCGCCGATGATCATGGCCATGGAGTTGTTGGCCAGTGCGTAATCCAGTGCCCCGAAGATCAATTCCGCGATGCTGGTCTTGACGAAGATATTCTTTTGTATGGTGCCGCGTTCTTCGCAGAGGCGTTTATATCCCCGGATAGCGGAGCAGACATTCTTATAAGACCCCTCGTACATTCCTTTCAGTACGCGGTAAATCGTGCTCCAATCATAACCGATGGCTTCGCAGGACGCTTGCTGGTTCATCCGCCGATCCAGCAGGTGCTGGTGAAACCAGAGCAAATCCTCCTGGATCTCCTGCGCCAGGCCCTTCCAGTTCTCCAGGTTGAGAGGGATATTGATCCGGTTATGCGCGCTGGATGCCTCCGCCTGCAGAGACGCCGATTCACGTGCTGTCTCAAAAGCGTCTATAACATTCGAGGTCATTCCCTCTGTGCGTGGCGCTACCTGTCGGTTGTTTTCCGCCATTGCCTTTTCCGCGCCCATACCCGCCTCCTTTTTTAGGTCTTCAGCACGTCGGCTATTTCCTCCGCGCTGAAAACATCGCCCGTTTCCGTTTCCTCTTTGCCGGTTGCGGCCTCAACGTCCTCGCTGGTTATCCGTGTATCGGTAATCTCCCGCTGGAATTGCTTCTCCTCCGCCGTCATCGGCTTGCCGCTCAGCACGCCGGCGTTCCACTTGGCGTCGGCCGTCCGTTGCCGCATCTCTTCCTGGTGCCGAGCGCGGAACGGAAGGAGGCGTTTCGTCTCCTCGGCCGCCGCAGCGCCCATGGCTCGATGCAGGGCGTCCAGGTCCGTCCGGCTGACGCTCTCCCAACGCCGGCAGTATCCTATATAGGCGCCCCGGCCGGTTCCGGCCCTGCAAACGTGCAGAACACCCGGATCAAAGGGATTGCAGAACGTCAGAAATGTCTCGTCCGCCGGCAACGGTTCTTCCGTTTTATCCGGGTGGAAAGCCCGCGCCAGGTACCGAAACGTACCAGGCCCCAGGTTACGGTCCTCAAACTCGATCAACCCGTTCCTGCCGATCCGGCGCTCAATGCCATTCTCCTGGCCTAAGATCTGCGGCGCCAGGTAGCCGGGCAGTTTCATCAGCCTACCGCGTCCGTTCTCCCAGACTTCCGCCGGCGACAGTTTCCTGATCCGGCTCATCCCGGGCCGCCGGATCAGCACGGAGATCGCCGCGCGCTCCTCATCCGAAGCCGCCAGCATCCGCTCCGCGCGCATCCAGGGCGCATCGTCAGCAAGCCGATACTCATGCGCGATCAAACCGGACTCCACCCAGCCCTCCAGGTCATGCCAATCCCGGGCGTTGATCTTCTCGTAAACCTGCCCGGCGAATTTCATGAACGTGTTAAATTCCCAGAACGGCATGCGCAACAAAGCAGCCCGCTCCGGAGGAAGAAAGGCGATCGCCTTCATGAGCTGGTTATTATGGGCCTCGCGTCCGTGGAGCTCCTCGGGCGAATGATCGCGGTCCATGCCCATTTGACCAGGCAATGCCGCCAGTTCGTTATGCGCCAGGTTGTGAGAGCTCTCCAGCGCCGCCTTAAACCTGAAATTTCCCTTGCCGCGCCCCTCATAAACCAACGCCGCCGCGCCCTCGATCCCGGATCGTTGGACCCGGATCGCGCCATCGCTGGCGTCATGCAGAATTTTTTCGATGTCTTCCCGGATCGCCGCCGTCCCATGCTCCGCGCATAGCGTCGTCCCTTCCGGCCGATACCCGATTCGCGTCAGTACATAGGCCAGGAGAAACCGCATTTCATGTTCCTTCAGCTTTTGCTTGATCCCGTCATCCTCGATCGTCGGCTTCATGCCCCAGGCCACCTTGCAGCCCGAAAACAGGTCCAGACAGCAAAGCTCCAGCGGCCGCATGGCCTTGCGGTTGACGCCCAGGAAGTTCACCTTCACGTCGTGCTCAAGATCGTCAAAGAAAAGGAATTGCGCAGGCTCCAGGCCCGCCCGCGTGGTGAATACCAGCGGCCGGTAGTTCGCCGCCGCGCTACGCCCGATCCGGGCCACCGCCAGCTCATACGGCGCCGGCGCATACTTCATCAGGTTCCGATAGCTCCATCCCGCCGGAATACCGTGGATCTCCGCCTGGGGTGTTGCGGCATATCCAGATATCGGTTCTCCGCGCTGCCATATTTCGATCAGCGCCCGCCAGGCCGGCCGGCTCTTGCGCTGGTTGCGCTCGCAAAGCGTTTTCCAAAATTCAATGAACTCTGCCGGAAGCGCCACCTTTCCGCCCCGGCACAGTTTCGCGTGGTTGACCAGGCACCGCCAGTTATGCGAGTTTTTGAACTCGTAATATTTGCGGACCATGTTCGCCCGCGAGAACCCGCGCATCCCCGCCAGCCGCCGGCATTGCACCTCGATCTCCGCCATCGGCCGTTCCGCCGCCATCACCACCTGCATCACATCCATCCACAATTCCAATTCACGCTTCACCTTGTCCGGCATGGCGGCTTTTTCGGGCAGATCGGGCAATGGAATGGAGAGTGCGGTGCTCATTATTTTAGGGCCTCCGATATGGCTTTTTTGACGTCAAGCAGCGCGCCGTGGACCTCTTCCAGTTCCGCGCGCGTCAGGTAGGAATAACTCTTTTTATCCAGCCCCTCCTGCCGCAGCTCGCGCACGATCATTCGCCACGCCGCCTGCGCCGCCTCGCGCTTAACCGACTCAGAAGGCATCTCCGCCACGATATGTTTTTGCCACGCCTTCTGAACCTCCTTCGGCAATTCCCGCAACGCCATTTTCAGGTACTCCGGATGATCCGGGAAATGCTTCGACAGAAACGCATGAAGATGGTTCGCCCCACCGGTGGGTTTTGGCGCCGTCGCCAGGCCGAAATCGAAATAGAGTTGCCGCAGGGTTTGCCCCTGCGTGGCCTGTCGGATGTCCGTCAACAGCGTTTCCGTTTCACCCGGCATCAACTCGGAGGGCGGCCGATCCAGGAGCTTTACGAGCGATTCGGCGGACATCGACTTATCGTCGATCAAATTCCGCACGCGTGCGGAATTTGACAATTTCGACTTCAGTTGGGTATAGAGCCCCAGGTACCGATCCGCCGTGTCAACGCTGAACTCGCAATGCTGCTCCACCCATTTAAGCCAGTCGCCATGCTTGATGCCCTTCCGGCATTCCAGCAGCTCCCGCCCGGCCATGGCCGCGTACACGATCGCCATCGCCGCCGAGGATCGAGCCGCCCGGTGGTAACGATTATGCGGAAGATCAGTTGAGCTTGCCGGCGTCTGGCATCTTGAATTTTCGCTCATTATTATTGTGTCCTTTCGCCGAAAAACAGATCAGTTTTCGCAGCAGTGCATTTCGACCGCCGCGTACCGGATCCCCAGGCGCCGGGCCATCCGCCGAACGTGGTCCGCCGTCTTCCCCGTCTTAATCTGCCGCAGCCCCTTGTTATTATGATGCCGCCGTGTTTTCATTTTTCCCTTACGGAACGAGCAGCTTCAGCAGCTTCGCGGCCGTCGAGACCACCGTCATAGCCATGACAAACCCGAGCGCGCAGAGCAGCCACGAGAAGAACCACTTGATCACCGCTTCCGGCGAGAACTCCGGACCCGGAGCGCGCAGGCCCTTTTCCAGTTCGTCCAGTTCGGCGCGCAGCGCCCGCTGCGCACGTTCATTCATCCCCAGCATTTTTTGGATTGCATTCATCCCGCCCTCCTTGTTGTTCCGGTCCGTCGTCTGCCGTCCGTCGTCTGTCGTCCGGTTTAGACTCTCCTCCTCTTCCAAAACTCGACCAGGCTTCGAGCGGTGATCCGGATGCTCGGCTTGTGGCAGATCGCCGAGCGCACATCCACCGCCTCTTTCAGGCTGCCTTCCTGCACCAGGTGCCAGGCGTGCTTCCGCGAGCACCCCAGGATCCGCGCGACCTCATCCGGCCTGAGCGTCGGCTTATTCGGCATCCCGGGCGGGCCATCGAACTGCCGATACGCCTCCAGCTCCCTCTCAACGCGCTCCGCCATCGCCGTGCCCATGATGTTTCCTCCTGGTTAAAAAGTTGATGCATCTTTCATGACTTCCATTGCCTGATTATCCGTCAGTCTAATAATCCCGCTTCCAATGGCCTGTAATTGCTGGAAAACAGCGAACCTTATGATCCCCGAACGGGTGCTACCCAGACGTTTCGCAGCTATGCCCAGTCTGTGCATAGTGGGGTTATCGAACCGCACAGGAAGCGGCATTGTTCTGGGCTTATTCCTATTCATGAGCCTACCGTATAACAATGATATACGGTTGTCAAGAAAAATATTGACTTTTTTTTAGGGTGGTATACGATAGTTCCATGAGTGAGGGAAAACCAATCCCAGTGCGGTTCAGTCCTGAAATACGTCAAAGACTGGAAAAAACTGCAAAAAACATGGGCATCAGCAATAGAACCGCACTGATCAAAATCTGTGTATCAAGTTTTCTTGATTATTTTGAGCAAGAGGGTGTAGCGGGTTTGCCGATAAATTGGCGGGAAATTTTACATGAATTGGATGGCAGGACACACCGTTACAAGAAGTTGAAGGTTGCTGAAAGCGGTGTTCCTTATGGAGAGATATCGGGAGGGAAGAAAGGGAAGGAGAAATCTAAACCATGAGTGGAATCGTTATTTTCATAATCCTTATCGCCGATTCCATTGTTATGGGCATCATCGGAGCCCTGATCGGCCATTCGGCGCGTAGACAATCCAGCCCCGGGTTCTGGTGGAGTTTCTTTCTCGGCCCTCTTGGTTGGATTATTGTGCTGTGCTATTCCGATCTCCGCCCAAAATGCCCCGAGTGCCGGGGCGTTATTGTAGAAGATGCGTCGCGCTGTAAAAATTGCGGGATCGAATTGGTCTATGAACAGGAACCCATGATTTCAGAGGTCGTGTCTCAGGCATACATTCCTGCACCGAAAATCCATCATCTCAAGCCCAAGATTCGTAGACCCATACCAAGGATAAAGAGGGCGATATGAAAACAATCTCCATTGTTTTATTTACCTTGATTCTGGGGGCTGAAGTTTTTGCCCAATCCACGCTTTCGGGGATTACCATTGACGTCAAACAAAAGAAAATCGGCGCCAAGGATCAGTCGCAGATCCAACTAGAAATCGAGGTTGCCAATACGCTGCCGACCATGAATAGTTTTAGCCTGGATATCTTTTTTATCGGCACAGCCGGAGAATTAGCCCGTGGTTCTTGCCGCCACGTCAGAAAATTGCTCAAATATCAGCCGTCATTAGACCCGCTGGAAAAGCGGAAAATATATGCCGACTCGATCATGAAGATTCACGAGGAACCGAGGGTTGAAACGAATGCTTTTTACCCTGCCGCATCCCAGAACATTGTTTTCTACAAACTGGAGGGCTACATCGTCCGCGCATCCAGAGATCGCACCCCCCTCAAGATCGTCGCCTCCAGCCCGGCCCTCGAACGCCTGGCCAAAGACCCTAACCGCATGGCCGCCCTGGAATCCGGCGCCACCGTGCCGGTGAAATAGGACGTGAAAAAAACCGCATAATAATGCTTGCTATGGTAATCATGAACGCTATATTGACAGGCGAGGCGGTCATTGATACAACGGCTTTCGTTCATTGGATTACCTGATTTTCCAAGCATGGGGCGGCGTGAAATCAATTGATAAGCCATTCAAATCATTGTCCCCCGACGTTCAAATATCATTAATCCACGCAGGCATTACAAAGTTTGAGCTGATTACCGGAACCATAAAGTCCGTTGGCAAATATATATGCATGGCTGTCTGTATCTGGATAATTTTAAGAGGCTTTGCCGATATAGGACAATTGAATTCAAGCTCGCTTCGTGCCTTAAGCACCGTGGTTAAGGCGTTGCAATTACATACCCTTGTTGGATATTTGGCCGCAGCAATATTTGGTGTGGCATGGCAATATGAACGCGCAGGAAAGAAGCGAGCCATTAAGAAAGCGGGAGAGTTCAGGAAAAAAGCTGAGTCAAATGACTCCTATAGAAGTTCCAGTGGGTTGCGGGAAAATGGCGATACACCTGACGATCAAAGAGGAGACCCTTCATGATCCTAATAGCGTTTGCCATTAGTTTTTTATTCTTTATTGCGGCTTGGTCTGCAGTTCAGAAAACGGCGCTGGATACATCGCGGGATCATCTCTTCGATCTCCGCGATGAAGTGCGGGAACGATTCCTTACCCTGCCGGGCGGATTGAATAATCCGTTATATCGCCAACTGCGTGATCACCTGAACAGATATATCCGTTTCACAGAACGAATGCATTTTATTGGAATGATGCTTTTTGTCGCGCGGTTGCCGGATCATTTACTGAAGGAGATCGACGAGCAATTAGAAAAAAAATACAAATCGGATGATCCTATTCTTAAAGAATACACTCGCAAAATCAGATCGCGTTCGGCCGTGATCATGCAGAAATATATGATGCTTAGTTCGATAACGGTAATGTGCGTATTGGCGGTCTCCTTTCCCGTTATGATCGTCAAGTTGCTGCAAGGTGGATTACGGTCGGCTTTTGTCTCTTTTCGGCATATTCTCAAAAGAATCATGGATGCAGATAAATATACTCGCCCGAAAACACTTGAAATCGTGGCCAGTTATTCGTAACGGCCGTTTCTTTGTTTGTTCCGGTCTGTCTATCATCCTTCGCTAAACGCTCCATTCTCTACGCTCCACGTGCTTCGCTCTTCATCGTTTGCCGTCCGTAAAAGGCCGCTCCGACTCTGTCTGGAGCGGCCTTTTTGTGTTTTTCCCGCCCGTTTCACCCTAAATATCCCCCGCGATTTGTGGAACGGTGTTACCGGCAAATCGTCTTTTGGGGCTATTCTGGACGCGCGAAAGGCCCAGATCTGATGAATAAAATTCAACCGTAAACCAGAAAACAGAATCAATCATGAACCCGAAAATATAGGTTTTAAATGAATGACGCCATCTCGTCCGCGCTGTCCCTGGCCCCGCTGGTCCTCGCCCAAAGTCCCGTCATCGGCGCCACTGAGCTCGGGCAATGGCTCCTGGTCGGCGCCGCCGTGGCGGTGATCCTGAACCAGGGCATGGGAGCGTTCAAAAATATCACCGGAGAATTCGCCCGGAAACAAACCCCGCGTGAGGAAGGCGTGCCGACGGCAATTGACTGCGAAAAAAAGCACCTGGCGATCGCGGCTCAATTCCAAACGTTGCAGAAGGAATGGGAAGCCGACCGCGAAAAACTTCACAAGCGCATAAACACGATTGCGGAAGGGGTTACCTATATTCGCGGGAAACTCGATAAGTGAGGGCAAAATGATCGACTCCGAAACCATGACCGGACTTCTCCGCGTCCTCCAATCCTGCGGCGGAATCCCCGTCCGCGAATCCGTTATATTCGGCCAATATAATGCTTCCGCGACGACGGTGCAGACCATGGCTGCCATCCGCGAGCACCTCCAGCACGCCAAGGACAAGGGCTGGGCCGATTACATCGTGGATGAAATCGACCGAGCCAGAAAATGGTTCATCACGGCGGAGGGAAAAGCGCTCTTATCCAGTCGATAATATTTCGCGTTCTTTTCGCGTGGTTCGCGGGCAAAAATCTTATGCGCAAACCAAGATCAGATTCCAAGCTCCTGCACCTCCCGGAGGAACAGCAGGCCCAGCTCGCCGAGTGGCTGCTCTCCGGGCTGCCCTATCACAAGGCCAAGGCGCTGGTTGAAAAAGAATTTCAAACCACCACTTCGCTCGCCGCCTTGTCCGCCTTCTGGGATGAGGTGTGCACTCCTGCGCTGTTAGCCCGGCGACGGCAGGCCGTTACCACGGCCGACGAAATAGCCGAGGAGGCGCGATCAAAGCCGGGCAAATTTGACGAAGCCACGATCGAGGCGATCAAGAATAAAGCCTTCGAGCTGTCGATCAATCCCCAGTCCTCTCCCGGCGAAGTCAAGAGCCTCTTCATGCTGATCCTCAAATCCCGCGACCAGGAACTGAAGAGCAAGGACATCGAAATCAAGCTGCGGAGGCTGGAGCTGGCGGAACAGCAGTTGGATAAAGTCAAGTCCGCGCTTACGAACGGGACTCTTTCCATGACGCAACGAGAAGCGCGTGTGAAGGAAATATTCGGGTTATGACCTGGAAAAATCCATATCCCAAAGATGATCCCCGCTCTCTGCTCCTGGAATACCAGAACACCTTCTGGCGCGATCCTTCCCGTTTCAAATTTGGCCTCTGGTCTCGGCAAATCGGCAAGGACTTTACCTGCGAAGGAGAGGCGGTCGAGGATTGCCACAAACGGACTAAAACTCAGTGGATGGTTGTGGCGCCGTCCGAACGTCAATCGCTGGAATCCCTGGATAAGGCCAAGGAATGGGCCGAGGCCTTTAAGCTCTTGATCGACAACTACGAGGAACGCCGCGAATCCATCCATCCCGAATCGTTGATCAAGAGCGCGGAAATCACGTTTAGTAATGCCTCGCGGATCCGCGCGGTCCCCGGCAAGCCCGATACCGTGCGCGGAACCTCCGCCAATGTCCTATTAACGGAGTTCGATTTCTTTGAGGATCCCGCCGCCACCTGGCGCGCGATTATACCGTCGATCACCAATCCCCTGCGCGGCGGGGAGAAGCGTGTCGTCATCGTCACTACGCCGAATGGCCTCGGCAGCGCCGGCCATAAGCTCTGGACCAAGCAGGACGGAAAGGCCAAGTGGTCCCGGCACAAGGTCACCATCGAGGACGCCGTCCGAATGGGCCTTCCGGTGGATATCGAGGAACTCCGGGATCTCTTCAAGGACGACCCGGACGGCTATGCCCAGGAATATATGTGCGAATGGCTGGACAGCGTCAATTATCTCCTGACGTATGATCTTCTGGCCATGGCCGAGAGCGCCGAGGCCACGGAATCCTGGACGGGCCTATTCAGTGCCCGGCATGCCAATCCCGTATATTGCGGCATCGACTTCGGCCGGCAAAACGATCCAACCGTCTGCTGGACCCTCGAACAGATCGGCGACATTCTCTGGACGCGCGAGGTGCTCGTCCTGAGCAAGATCAGTTCCCCCGATCAGGAGCAAATCCTGCGCAACCGGATCGCCGCCAGCCGCCGCGCATGCTTCGACTATACCGGCCCCGGCATCGGCCTTGGCGACTACCTGGTTAAAACACACCACGAATGGAAACCGGAACAGCATAAGTTCGGTAAAGTCGAGCTCTGCACCTTCACCCAAAATTTCAAACGCGAGATTTTTCCCCGCCTGCGCCGCCGGTTCGAATCGCCCGTTAAGATCCGGATCCCTATCTCCCGCGTCATCCGGGAAGACCTGCATGAGATGAAGCAGGTCATCACCAACGGCCAGTACAATTACTGGAGCGCGCGCACGCGCGAAGGCCATTCCGACCGTTGCACCGCCCTTGCGTTGGCCGTGCGCGCCGCCGGAAATCCTTCTTCCCTCGGCAAAATCTTTACCTTCCCCAATTCCAGGCGCGCGCGCTCGCTCGCCGGTCGGCGTGAAAGAATGTGTGTGGGTTGATTATGAAATCAGAAATCAAAAATCAGAAATCAACCATCAAAAATAAGGCGCCTATCGTCAGTCGCCCGATCTCCGCCCGCCGAATCCAGCGCCTCAAGTCCGCCTCAAGTCTGACTGCCGGGTCGCTGGAACAGACCAACCCCCTTCGGGGCCTCACTCTGTCCCGGGCGGTGGCGCTCATGGAATCAACCTTGCGCGGCGAGTATGCCATCCCACAATGGACCCTCTGGCACATCGAGCAAACGGATCCCGATCTGTTCGCCCTGGAATCCCGCCGTTCCAGCGCGTTGATGGAAATGGATTGGGTCATTAAGATCGCCGATCTTAAGCCCAAAATTTCAGGCCTGCCCAAGAGTGGAAGAGCCACAGAGCCTCAGCGGTCAGAACCTCAGTCCGGACTGACCTCTGACCCTCTGAACTCTGGCGCTCTTGCTGCAGAACAGGCCCACGCATTGCTGGAGGCCTATAACAAAATCGATAACCTAAACGAGGCCATCGAGGATATGTCCCTCGCCTTCGTCCACGGATATTCCATCGCGCAATTCGAGTTCGAATCCGATTCCGATCCGTCGTCCGCCCTCCGCCCTCCGTCGTCTGGTCCAAGCCACCTTGGCCTCTACGACCCCTGGAACATCGTCCGCCAAAATTTGAATGGCGATTTCTATTTCAACCCCGAAGGACGCTCCGTCTCCTGGCGCACTCTTAGCGAGCAAAACAAGATTGATCCCACCAACCATTTGATTTACACCCCGCGAAAAAATTTGATGCGCATCGCGCTCTATAAGTTCATTCGACAAAATCTATCCCAGAAAGACTGGGATGCCTTCATTGAAATTTACGGCTTGCCCTCCGTCTACATTATCCTGCCGCCAAATGTAACCGAAGCCGATGCCGCGCAATACGAGGCCGCCGCCGTCGAGGCCGCCGAAGGTGGCTCCGGTGCCCTGCCGAATGGAAGCGATGTTAAATTTGCCAATGAAGCGCGGGGCGTCAATCCCTTCCGCGATCATCTCAAATATCTGCAGGAGCAACTCATCCTGGCCGGCACCGGCGGCCTGCTCACTATGCTCGCCATGCCGACCGGCATCGGGAGTGGCGCCAGTGATACGCACGATGATACCTTCAAGACCATCGCCCGGGGCGAGGCAAAAAAGATTTCCGAGGTCTTTCAAAAGCAGTTCGATAAACGCATCCTCGAAGCGGCCTTTCCTGGCAAACCCCCTTTGGCCTATTTTGAAATCGCCGCCAAGGAGGAGCAGGATGTCGGAGAAGTAATAAAGCACGCCCTTGAACTTTCGCAGGCCGGTTATGCCATGGATCCTGCCGAACTCTCCGAAAAAACCGGTTACAAAATTTCCATTTCTCAACCCGTTCAGGCCGGCGCCGGACCCTCGGCGCCCTCCAATCCGCCCACTCCGGACCGCCCGCCGGAGTTACCCGGAGCGCGCACCCCGGCGCCGGCCACTCTTCTTAATTCGGACGCTCCACCGGCGATGGCCGGTCCACGCTCTACGCTCCACGCTTCACGTGCCGCCGACTCCCTGGCCATCGGCCGCCTCCTGGCCGTCGCCCGCATGGACCTGGCCGCCGCCCAGGACAAGGTGCTGCAACCCCTGCGCGCGGAATTGGAACGCATCCTCGCCACGCCCGATTCCGATCTGCAAACTGAAATCTTAAATCTGAAATCGAAACTTCCGGATCTCCTCCGGCAGATCAACGCCGATCCCGAAACCGTCAAAATCTTTGAGGATACCATGAGCGCCGCGCTCTTGACCGGCCTCACCGAAGGCACAACTAAGTGAACTCCGAAACCAACATCCTGAGAACCGGCCCATCCGGGAACATGGAATCCGAAGCCGAAATGCTGGCCGGCGTTCCCCTGCGCCCCGGCCTGATTCTCTCCATGTGCACGAATACATTCTTCGGCCGCCTGATCCGGATGGCGCTCGGAAAATCCTACAAGGCCCTCACCGGCGACACAGCCGCAAACTGTCCCAGCCACGATGCAATCGTCATCAAGCATGACAACAAATTATTTATCGGCGACGCCGTCTACCCACAATGCCGGCGCACCACGATCTGGCAGTACCAGGTCTGGCTGCTTGACAAAAAGATTTACAACCTGCGCGTATTCGAGGTCCATGAAATCAGCCGCATGCGCCAGGCGATGGCCGCTAAGTGGTGGGATGACACCGTGGCTAATTCGCCCTACGACTGGCCCGCCTATTTCCGGCTGACGCTCAAGGCGATCGTCGGCGATTGGTTCCCCCGCGCCGCCGGCCTGCGCTGGGCGCGCTGGTGTACCGAGAGCATCAAGGATGCCTATGCCATGGGCGGCTGCTATGACTTTTACGAGAACGCCAATCCCACGCCGCTTACCACCATCAAGCGCTGGAAGGAAGGGCGGTTGAAACTAATGAATCCTAAGCAAACGCCCAACGCCCAACGTCCAACGTCGAATGAAGAATAGAAAATGAAAAAACTAACCGACCAGGACCGCGAGCGCCTGCTGACCGCCGTCATCTACCTCGCGCGGACCGGCGCGGAAATCTACCGCGACTACCGTTCCGGCGATTGCGCCGGCGTGGCCCGGGAAATCATCGGCCTGGCGAAGAAGATCCGGCAGATGAGGAAAAAGAAGGGAAAAAAATAATGCTGCCGCTCATCGTTAAATCCAAGCTGTTTTGGAGATACCAGGGCCAATTGGAGAGCTGCTGGTATCTCTCGTATGCCGACCGGGAAAAACAGGACTCATATATCTCGGAGATGAATCGGTTCGGCGCAGACACAGCGACCTTGAATCTCTGCAATGAGGACATCGGCACCTGTTTCACCGGAGAATTCATGCGTTCGCCGATCGACGAGCGCAAGGTGTCCAGGCTGGTCGATTTTATCGGCCGCCTGAAGAGCGCCGGAAAAAATATTGTGATCGTGTTTTTCGATTGTCCACCCGTCGATAACGCGCCCTTCCCATTCTGGAAATTTATGGATCGCATCCCGGACTTCCTTGAAATCGCGACCCGCGCGCTGGCGCCGATCGTGGACGGATTTATTTTATCGATTGAAAGCAATCGCCATTTGAGCCTCGACCTTGTGGATGCGGGTATCGCGCATATTCAGCGGTTCGCCATGCGCGGGAATATCCGGCTCCCCGTCGGCACGCATGAGCAGAGCTACCGGGTCCCGAAAAGCGCGGATTTTCTGGGCTATGAAACCCGGAATCACCCGTTCCAGGGCCATACCGTTCCGATTCCGACAATGGTTTCGGAGATCGATGCGCTCGTGCAAAAGGCCGTCAATAAGCCGGTCTGGGTCATGGAGGCGACCGAGCGTGAAGACGAGGGAGCCCGGGAGCTATGGAACGCCATTGCTTCGCGCCCCGGCGTGGTCGGAGTCGGCGGGCCGTTATAGGATTTAAAAATGTTCATAACCCACAGTCAACAGTCCAGGGTCAACAGTCAGTCTTAAACCATGTATGCCGCCATCAAAGCCCTTGAAGACCTGCTCTTCCTCCGCCGCCTGCAGGCGCGTGAGCTGGGGTATGACAAGGACGAGGACCGCAAAACGGCGATCATCGAGGATATCGCCAGCCTGGAACGCGGCCTGGAGGCGCTGCAAATATTGAACGCGAACGCTAACCGCCAAAAATGCCCCACGATTGGCGATCTCCCGGCAAAAACAGCCGGAGGCACTGACACGCGGCCGTAGGGGACATCGTCAAATTGCAACGGCATAGAGCGTAATTGCAATGGCAATCCGGGCCAAGGAGACAAAAACACATGAACTACATCGTCATTAACCGCGAATACCAACCCGCCGCCGATGGGTTTGTTCACCTGGTGCCTCTGGGCGATTTTCCGGGCGTTATGACGCTCAACGGCAAGGATACGGAGGTCACCCAGCGTTTCGACGCGGCGGCACACCAGGCGATCGTGAAAAATTTCAAGCCCAAGGTCCTCGTGGACTTTGAACATCGCTCGATGCTTCCGGACGGCGATACCACCGCCGCCGCCTGGGTTCCGAGTCTCCAGGAACGCGCCGATGGAATCTATAGCCCGCTGGAATTCTCGGACGTCGGCGAGGCCGCCGTGAAGAACAAACGCATCCGATTTCTCTCCCCGGCCTTTGACGTCGAGATCATTGACCAGGCAAACAAAATCGTGCGTCCAACGCGCCTTATTTCGGTCGGCCTGACCAACCGGCCAAATCTCAAAACTCTGCAGCCGCTGACGAATCGATCGGCTGACGGAATAACGGTCGAAAACATGGCCGCAAAGGCCGGAAAGGTAGGAAAGATGAAAGGTATCATCGCGTTGCTCGGCCTCCCCGAGGCCAGCGAAGAAGCGACGGTCCTGAATTCCGTCCGGGAACTCATGACTGCGAAAAAGGATCTGGATGCGTCGAAAGCCCGGGTCCAGGAACTCGAAACCGCCGTGCTCAACAAGGAAGCCGACGAGTTTCTGGTGAAGCATGCCGGGCTGATTAAGAACAAGGAGGCGGTCAAGGCCCAGTTCATCAAGAACAAGGCCGACACCATCGCCACGTTCGAGGCCTTGGCCGATATTCCCGACGCTCAGCGCTCCCCGCTCCCCGCTCAACGGGCTGTGGTCCATAACCGCGCCGGAGCGAAAACGCCTGAAGGCGGCGCAACCGCGACGAACAAGGCCACCGAGCAGGCGGTCTTTGTCCAGCAGGTCAAGAACCGCGAGAAGTGCGATCACAAGACCGCCTTCAACATGGCGCGCCGAGAAAAGCCCGAACTTTTTGAGGAGGAGGCGAAGAAAGACTGACGACGGACGCCGATTCGTCCAATCCGTCCGATATATCCGAGAATCCGTTAAACCGCGAACTAAAAGGAAGAACCATGAGCATTGTTAGAAAAGAAGCGATCATTGCGCTGACCCCGGCGGCTGATCACAGTGAAAAAGAGGGGTATTTCATCAATCTGACCGCCGGCGTCCCGGTGGTCTGCTCCGCCGTCACGGATGTGCCCTTCGGCGTCCTCATTGACGGGGAAGAAGCCAACGGCGTCGACTCGGTCGGCGTCTGCGGCGGAAACCTGCCAACCATCCTCGTCAAGCTGTCCGGCTCGGTCTCCAAGGGCCAGACCCTGCAGCTGCATTCCGATGGCTCCTGCGTCGTGGATGCCGGAAGCGGCGCCCGTGTGGTCGTTGCCCAGGCGCTGGAAGACGGTGTTTCCGGCGACCTGATCGAAGCCGTGATCCTCACGCCCGTGAAGTATTCGTAAACTCACCCCTGCCGGCTTGACCAGCAGGATCGACAAGACACTATCAACAATTCAGGAGGTTAAAGCATGTCCCTTCGATCCACCAGCACCCTCAACCCGACCCTGACCAATTATGCTCAGGGCGTCGCCCAGGACCGGCGGTCCGCCATCGCCGATTTTCTGGCGCCGATCGTTCCGGTTTCCGCCTCGATCGGCCAGTACAAACGGTTCGACTCCAAGAACGCGTTTGCCGTCTATGATACCGCCCGCGCGATCGGCGGCCCCGCCACGCGCATCAAGTTCGCCGCCGATGACCCGACCTTCAACTGCAAGCCGCAGGCGCTTGAAATCGGAATTGACGATGCCGAGCGCGATGCCGCCGGCGCCGGCGATCCGCTTGGCATCGAACAGGCCAAACTCGATACGCTGATCAGCAATGCCGTCATTGCCCGGGAGGTCAAGGTCGTTACCGCCGTCAAGGCGGGTCTCGCGGCCGTCGCCGGAAAAGGCGTCTGGAGTTCGGCCGCCAACGATCCCGTCGCCGAGTTGGATGAGCAGATCCTGGCGATCGCCACGGCCACGGGCATCATGCCCAACGCCATCGCCTTCGGCGTCGGCGCCTGGTCGATCTTCCGGAATCATCCGAAAGTGGTTTCCCGCCAACCGGGAGCCGAACTGATCGGCCTGACCACCGATCAAGCGGTCCGCATGACGCTCAACCCCGGGATCGAAATCCGCGTCGGTATTCTTTCGAAGGATGCCGCCAAGTGGGGCAACACCAAGAATGCCGCCAATATCGTCGGCCTGGAAGTCTTTATCTTCCAGCGGTCCGCCGTGCCGAACCAGTATGACCCATCCTTTGCCAAGACCTTCACGATTGGCGCGGGTCTGGTCGCCGGCGTCCGCGAATACCGCGACGAATCGGCGCGCAGCGATATCTACGCCATGGATTGGAGCGAGGATATCCAAATGGTCAGCACGGAGTGCGCCCGGCGCCTGACGATCGCCTAAGCAAGAATTCCAGAGTGTCAGAGACCAGATTCCCTGTCTGATCTCTGACCACTTTGGTTCTCATTCCCGCGCAAGCGGGAATCCAGATCGGAAAAATAAAAAACATCAATCGAAAGGTTCAGCTTATGAAGAGATTATCGCTTAACGCTCGCTGCTTAACGCTCTACGCGCTTATGTTCTGCGCGGCCGCCGCCATCGCAGCCATAACGCCGTTCACCGAGACCGTCACGCTTGGCACGACCACGGGCACGGGTTCCTACACCAATGCTCGCGATTATTCCGCCGTGAAATTGGTCAGCATCGAGGTCTTTAACTCGCTGGATTCCACCAGCACGGTTACGGTCTCGCGCGTTCGCTCCGGCCGCACCAACACCGTCGCCGCGATCGCGCTGGCTGACGGCGCGGGTGTCCATCGCGAAACGAACACCATCTACCTGTTCAAGGGCGATGTGCTCAATTTCGCAAATTCAACCGCCACCGGCGCCGTCGCCGAAATCACCGGCGAATTAATGCCCTGAAGCCCCGGTCCATGACCGGAAAAGAAAATGCAAGGCCGGACTGCCGGTCCGGCCTTGCCTTGTTTTCAAACCGGAAAGGGAATTATGAAAAATTTTATTGCCTTCTGCTTATTCTGTCTGCTCTGTCTGCTGTCCATCGTCTGCCTTCCGTCAGGCGTCCAGGCCGGCCCCATCGAAATTCCGGCTAACGCCAGTGCGCGATTAGCCGCGCTGGAGGCTCCCGGCAACGTGACTAATAACGATGTCGCAGCCGATGCCGGGATCGTGGCATCCAAACTCAAAGGCGTTACCACGAATGTGGTCCATACCATGCAAACCGGCGCGATTACTGCGACCGCAGTGGTGACGCCGCAAGCCCCGGCGACCGTGACACCTGCGATCACGGTTACGCCGCAGGCCCCTGCCACAGTGACGCCGACCATTAACGTCACGCCGCAGGCCCCTGCCACAGTGACGCCGACGATCACGGTCACACCGGAAACCGGAGCGATTACCGCCACGGGAACCGTAACGCCACAGGCTCCGGCCACGGTGACGCCGACGATTTCGGTGACAATACAAACGGCGACGATTTTCGATTCGACCGGAGCGGCTTGCACGAACGAGGCCGGCGAGACGGCACTGTGTGTGACCGGCGCTTCTGCGACGTGTTCGGCATTGCCTGACTTCATCACCAATGCCACGGTTGCGGTTAATATCACCGGTGGCGACGCCGTTTGGACTAACGCCACGGCTACTTGTTCGGCATTGCCTGACTTCATAACCAACGCCACGGCGACCTGTTCGGCATTGCCGGACTTTGCGACCAACGCCACGGCGACCTGTTCGGCATTGCCGGACTTTGCGACCAACGCCACGGCGGCGGTGACCATTATCGGCGGCGATGTTGTTGTGACAAACTCAACAACGACCGCACAAAACACGCCTTAAACCGTAAATCATCCCAGCCCCCGCCCTCTCCCGAGGAAGAGGGCGGGGCGAGGGGGGAAACAAAGAAGCACATGTTACGCAATAATCAGTATACGCTCTACCCCGCGAAACGCTGGGCAAGCGCACAACGAAAATGTCCTGGACAACCATAACCGTAGCCGATCTCAAGGACGCCAAAGTCAGCGCCCTGGTCGAGGCCTGCCGCACCGCCGCGCTCGGCTCCGGCCAGACGGACCCGGTCCCGAACATCATTGCTAACGTCGTATCGCGAATCCGAGCCGAGATTTCCGGTTGCGCCAACAACGTCCTCGATGCCGATACGACCAAAATCCCGGCCGATCTCAAAAGCCTGGCGTGCCGGATGATCGTCCGCGAAGCCATGTCCCGCATCAAGCGCCCGCTCAGTGAGGATGAGCGCGAAGAGCAACGCAACGATTTGAAATACCTGGAGCGCATTTCCAAGTGCGATATTCCCGTTGCCGAGCCGGACACGCCCTTGACTACCTCAGAAGTGCAGTCGCCAACCGGCACCCCGCGCATGACCGCGCGGACCCGCGAATTCGGTCGCGCATATGAGGAGGGTTTGTGAGCGACCCCATCACATTTCGAATCGCTCCGGCAATCGCCGCGCTCAAAACTCGCATCGAGGCCCATGCCTGGTTTGAGGATATTACCGTCATCATTGAGGACAAGGGCAACATCGAAAACGACATTCAGGTTGCCCTCGGAACTATCACCGAGAAACACGCCAAGATCGGCGCATGCATCGTCATCCTGGCCCCGCGCGCCAAATGTCCCAATCCCAACGCCCCCGGCCCGATCATCGAGCCGCTTATTGTCCTCTCGGTCCTCGAAGATGTGCTGATCAACCAGGGCGACACCGGCACTGGTAAAGCCGCTCTGCAAATCGTCGAAATGCTGATGCGGCGGATCCACCATTTTAATTCAACCGACGCCAATGCCGCCTTCGCCTCCGATTCCGTGCCCTACAGATTAACCGCTGCCGATCCCTTAACCTATGAGGTCTATTTTCAAACCAAACTCGCTTTAAAACCGGAGCCGTAAAACCAAGGAGATTCTACCATGCCAGCATTCGATCCAGCAACTTTCATCGCCGGTCCCGCCGTAATCACCTTTAACGGCGCCAGCATCTTTTCCAAAGGCGATATCGCCGTTCAATGCAACCGCGAGACCTGGGACGTCATGACCTCCATGCACGGCCGCATTGATCAGCGTTTGAAATCTTTCTCGGCGGAAGTGACCTTGACCCCCTGCGGCGAAGTCGAGAACCTGACTAAGCTCTATCCGTATGCCGCCGCCCAGATCGGCGCAAACATTTTTCCAGCGGTGGATCTTCCGCTTGTCATTCATACCCTGGCCGGCCAGAAATATACCTTCGCCCGCGCCGCAATCATCAAAATGCCGGGCATGAAGCTCTCGGCCACGGATACCCTCTTCGGCGATATGGGCTTCCTGTGCCTGCTGAAGTCCAATACCGCGCCGACGGTGGCCGATGCCTTCCTGAAGATCGAGGCCGCCGCCTTCTCCGATGCCACCTTCTCCGAGGCCGCCGTCATCAGCCCGGGCTACACCGCCGCCTACGGCGCCACCCCATATGACGCCATGGAATCCGTGGAGGGTTTCTCCGTCGAATTCGCCATGGATATCACGCGCGATTATGTGGACCGCGCCGGCCTGATCGGCGCCCGGCTGAAAAGCCTTTCCGCCTCCGCCAGATTCAAGCCAACCGGCTTGACCGAGGCGCAATGGAAAACCCTGTGCGTCCTGGAAGGTTCCGATGTGGTCGTCCCGGGCGAATCGCTCTCGAAATCCGATACCGACCTGGTCATTTCCGGGACCGGCCTCTCGGTCACGATCCACAAGGCGGGCATCCAGGCTTCGGGCTTGGCGTTCGGCGATGCCTCGCGCCTGGGCGAGTTGGTGTTCACTCATCGCCGTTCCTGGACTGCAGGCGTTGCCGACGCTCTCTGGACCATCACCGCTTCGTAAATCCGTCCTATTCGTCCGATTGGTCAGAGGCGCGCATGAAAATCAAAATCTCAGAATTCTGGCTCTGCGAAGACGGCCAACTCGCGCCCAATTCCCTGCGCATTAACGGCCGCCGCTCCTCTCAGATCGCCCAGATCCTCCGCGCGGCAGCCGCCAAGGTCTGGAACCGCCAGAATACGGTTACCACCATCTCGTTTTCCGTCGTCCGCGAGCACGATACCACCCGCGCCGCAGAGGAATACATGCTCCAGCATGAGGTCAATATCCCCTCCGGCGGCATCGTCACTTTCTTTTGCACCGACGAACACGGCGCAGAGTCCGTGTTCTATTTCGACGCCGGCGCCCTCGACACCACCGAGGCCGCCCAGATCGGCGTCAGCACCGAGCATTCCTACACCCTGCTCGGCGGCCGCATTACAAACGTGAAACCAACCGCATAACCAAAATTTCAGTGGGAGGGGCCACGCTAAGAGCGTGGTTAACGCTACGCCTGTCCCGCTTTGAGCGGGACGCCGCGACAATAAATGTGGGAGGGGCGCTACGCGCCGCGACATATGTCATCGCCAACCCTAAATACCAAGCGCATCCGGCTGGAAATCCACGCGGACAAATGGACCAACGCCGTCGACGTCCTGGCCTCCGCTACCCCGCGTATGTACCGGGGAAACGATTGCCAGTTCGAAATTGGGATCCACTGGAACGGGGTCCTGATCGATGCCTCCAATCTCGCCGTCCTTACGCTCTCCATATACAATACCGCCCGCACAACGCGCAAAGCCACCAAGACCATTTCCGCCGCCGAGATCACCGCCAATCCCACGGCCGCCGGCTGGGCCGATCATACCCAGCAACATGCTATCCTGGTCTTTACCGGTACCGAAATGAATTGGGCTCTTACTTCCGGAACCGAAGAAACATTTTTTCTCGTCGTGGATGGCATCACAGACGCCGGCAAATACATCACGTATGGCGTTTCCTCGTTCACGCTCATCGAGGACGGCACCGGCGTCACCACCTCGCCCCCGAAAAACGATCCGAATTACTACACCCAGCCCGAGGCCGATGCCCGCTTCATCCCACTCCTCGGAGATGGTTATACGTTTCGGGTTAAACAAGGGGAGGATGGTAATTGGTATTTACAATTCTACACCCGGGAGGATGACCACTGGCACTCCTCCATTCCCAAATTACAGGACGGCCTCATGACCTTCACCCCCGGCCCGCCGGTGGATTGATGAGGAAATAAAAAAATGAAAAATGAAATATTTAGAGAGGTAGGGCGCGACCGCCGGGCGCGCCGGTATGTGGGAGGGGCGATACGCGCCGCGACTTCCCTCCAAATCTGCTGCCCGTCTTCTCCGGTCCGGTCCGGCATCTGGCGTCTGGCGTCCGGCGTCTTCTTCTTGCTTCTCGCGTCCGTCTTCTCCAGTCCGTCGTCCGCCCTGGAGATCGCCAATGCCGGCATCAGCAACATCACTCGCGTCTCCGTCACCTATTACGGCTCCATGGTCTCCACCAACGGCACCGGAACCAACCCGGTCGTCTCGCTCTATTACGGCCCATCCGATGGCCTGACCAACGCCTCCAACTGGTCCTATTCCGTCTCGCTCACCAACGTGGCGCTTGGTTCCTTCTCCACCAATATCGCGGGCCTTACACCGGCCAAGTATTACTATTTCAGACCCCTTGCAACGGAAGGCACCAATACCGCCTGGGCCTCCGCCTCCACGTCCTTCTGGACCGTTGCCGGCGCACCAACCGGCGCATATCCCGCCGCCACGGGCGGCGTCTTCCAGATCGTCGGCACCAACGGCGGCTTTCTGGCGCCCGCAGCTGCCGCCGTCATTTCCGCCAATAACCTGGCCACGTCCAACTCGCTCGCCCTGTGGTCGCTCTATACCGCCACGTCCTCGATCAATGCCGGCACCAATGCGATCGTCCTGGGCGGTGAGTCCCGGACCAACTGGCCGGCCGCCGGCTACGGCTCCGGTTTTCCGCTCACCAATAACGTCGACCTGGCCGGGTACCGGATGACCAACGGTTCATTCGAAGGCGACATCTCCGCTGGCACAAATCTTCCCCATACAAACCTGGTCGGCGTTAACGACGACCCCGATGTTCAGCACCTGACCGCCGCCGAGAAAGCGTTCGCCATGAATCCACCCAGCACCAATGGCCTTGCCTCCACCAATTGGGTTGTCGCGCAACTCTCCGGCCACACAAACACCGGCGCCATGTCCGCCCATCCCGGTCTCGGTACCGCCGCCACGAATGATGTCTCCGCGTTCGTTGCCACCAACGACCCCAGATATCTTGCGGCCCTCACGAACGAAACCAGCGCGACTAATATCGCGGCCGGCGCAAGCGACAGTTACAATGCGGCCACGCGGACCTTGACCTGGAACACCAACGCCGCCGATCTCTCTGCATGGTCCAGCTACGATGCCACGCAGCAGATTGTGTGGGTGCAACAGGTGATATCGTCCGACATCGCGACCAATCTGATGGTAACAGGCACAGATTTTAATCCTCCAGGAAATATATCAGGCGTTTATTATGAAGCTCCTTATTCTGGAGGAAGATCGTGGACAAACATTGCGGGAAGTACAATAGGCACAAACGTCTTTGATCCCAATATATATTATTTGATGTTAGGGGATATAGGTTATTGGTACCATAAAACAACAGACGTTCTGGTAGCTACTGGCAACTACTTTAATCCTTTGAGATCTTGGACAGCGACGGCCGTAGAAAACATTGTTACCAACATCATCACCAACACCTACACCTGGAAAGCCGGCTACGACGCCGCCTCCTCTGCCTGGCGCATCTCACGCGACGGTACAGACATTTACCGCGCCTATGCCGGCAGCAACGTTTTCCTCCAGCCGGTTTATGGCGATTTTACAAACAATTTGATGGGGGCAACCAACATAGCCGCTGGATCGGCAGATTCGTATGATTCTGTTTCCCGTACCCTCACGTGGAATACCAATGCGGCAAGTGGAGGAACGGGTTCTGTGTCTGCCGTGGAGGGAACGTACCCCGTCATCCGCCTTGAACTCGGCGGCGCTTGGACCGACTTTGAAATCAAGGCCAGCACCAATAATTTCACCAACCTCGTCTATTACTACATCAGCTCCGACACCAATGCCGTCGCCGATGATTATGACCCCTATGTGTATTTCAGCGACGACTACCGAACGGACGTCAGGCAATGGGTAAAGGCAACGAACCACGTTCCGATATACACCCAGCTTTCAAGCACCAATTCGGTATGCAACCAAATCTACCTGTTTCCCTCGACGAATACCCTTGTCCCGGCATGCCAATGGATGCAGGCAACCAACGCGCATCTGGTCTGGTCGTGGGTAAGGTTCGATGGCATTGATTTTGAGAAAAATGCGGATGGTTCAAAACAACGGTGGAATCTGGTGCGTCCCGAACGCTGGGAAATGCAACGGACGACGCCATAACAAACAGGAGGGTAGTAACATGAAGGGTTCTAAACTGGCTGGGTCGGTGGTTGTTGTGCTGGCGGTTTCGGTGATGGCGCGAGCGGACGTTGCGAGCGATATGGCCGCCGCTACGAAGTTGTATTATGACGCAACCAAAAAAGCGGAGGCGAAGGCGGCGTATGCAAAGATAATCAAGGACTATCCCGATGCGCCCGTGGCTACGCTGGCGGCTTGCCAATGGCTTATCGGGCATTGTGCGGATAACGATACCGACAGGATCGAGGCGTGGAGTGCGGTGTCCAAGAATTACCCTGCGGCTTCGCCCGACCTGAAACTTCAAGCGGAATCCAGCATCGCTTATGTATATTATCGTCAGCGCAAGTTCGACGTTATGGAGTCAACCTACCGGCAGGCCATCGCCAATTATTCGACCGCATCCGTCGATGGGCTTGCCAAGGTTCAGTCATTGCTCGCATGGACATTTGACCAGCGGGGCATGTGGAAAGAGTCGGAGAGTGAAAACTCGGTGGTGGTCAGCCGGTATCCTACAGCGTCCAATGGCATCCTTGGACAGGCTTATTGGCTTATGGGCAAGGCCCAACTCAAGCAGGGCAAGGCCACCGAAGCAAACGCATCTCTTGTCAACGCCATCGTCAATCTTGGGCGCGTTCCTGGCAACGGCAAGCGGCTGCTCGATATGTTCAACATGATCACGCCGGATAACATGACGAAAGATGAGTTCAAGTCCGCGATGGAGAGAATCGTCAAAGCGGTGCGTCCCATCCCGGAGAACATCCCCGTCCTCGAACTGGCCGGGAGCGAGAAAAACAAAAAGATGTAAGGAGTCGCCATGCGAGCGATCATAATGGCAATCGTCCTGGGGCTGGTCGTCCCGTCCTTGTGGGCGGGCGGCGTCGGCAAGGTTTCGGACGCTAATCAGAAGAAGATCGACAAGATCAAGAAACTGGCCGCATCAAATAACTGGGCCGGGGTGAAGGCGACTTATTCCGAGATCAACTTACTGGAAGGGGATGCCGTCGAGGATCTGAAGGCCGTTGCCAAGGAGATCCCAAAGCACAAGGAAACCCAGGAACTGAGGCGGGAGATCAAGACCCGGTATCTGCTCCTGCGCGAGGACACAAATGACCTGCCCGAGCTCGCTGACGTTGACGCCTATGAAGTAAAACTCGTCCAATGGAAGCCTCTCGTTGTCGATTACGTCCCGTTAGACTTCTTGCAGGTTACGGACGCCGAAGTCGAGCAGGCCATGTCGGATTGGTCGCGGCGTTGGAATGTTGCCATCGATGCTGTTGGAACAGACGGCATCAGGGTCATACCCCATCCGGCTTCTGCTCTTGGGGTGCAACGTGCCGCATTGATGCAGGCAATTGCAAAGAACGGTTGGACGCCCGAGACCGAGGCCGCCTGGGCCGCTTATTGGCGCGCTCTCTCTGGCGCGCTGAATCGCCGGATCGGTTTGTCCGGGCGGAACACAAAACGACGATATTATAAATGACCTTTTCATCTCCCATCCCGTTCCGCGAGGCCATCAACTCCCTGCGCTCGAAGGCGCTCCTCCCCGCGTCCGCCTCCAGCGCCCAGCTCGCCGAGCTCCCCGCCCAGATCCGCGCCCGCGCCCTCTTCTCCGCCCGCACCATCAACGCCGGCTACCTCCAAACCATCCAGGACCTGACCGACCAACTCCTGTCTCCCGGCGCTTCACGCTCTCCGCTCGACGCTCCACGTGCTTCCTTCGATCCTGCCACTATGCGCCTGAAACTCAAAGAGGCCCTCCGCTCCATCTCTTATGACCCTTACGCGGAACCCGGCATCGCAGGCACGATTAAAGACCTTTCTTCCGATCCCCGCCTCAACCTTATCATCCAAATGCAAACCGAAATGGCCGAAGGGTTCGGCAAATATCTCCAATCCCAGGACCCGCTCGCCCTCGGTGCCTTCCCGGCCCAGGAACTATTCCGCGCCGAAGACCGCAAGGAACCCCGCGACTGGCCGCAACGTTGGATGCTCGCCGGCGGCCGGTTCTATGGCGGCGGCCGCATGATCGCCCTTAAATCGGATCCCATCTGGACCGCCATCTCCTCCTTCGATCTTCCGTATCCCCCTTTCGACTACGGGTCCGGCATGTGGGTCCGCGATATCTCCCGCTCCGAGTCCGAATCGTTCGGCCTGATCGAACCCGGTGAAACGCCTCAGCCTCTCACCGATCCGGCGTCTGGCGTCTGGCCTCTGGCGTCTGCTTCGTTCAAGGGCCTTTCCTCCGACCTGCAGGCCGCCGTCCTTGCCTCCCTGCCCGGCGCTGAATTCATCGACGGCGTCCTTCACCTCAAAAACTCCGCCTCCGAAATCTCCGATCTTGTTATCGCCAACGCCAATTTTAATGCCGGCCAACCCCGCGATTCCCTCGGCCGCTGGGTAGATGCCTCTGGCGGCGGTCTCTCCGAACGTCACAATATCGCTCGGGGCATGAAAGCGGCCCGCCGTGCATTGCGCCGTAAGGCCGATGTCTCGAAGGCGATGTATCGCGACAAACTCGGCCAGATCGATTTTGTGTGGGGCACTCCGGGTGAGAAAGCGAAAAACTACGCTGGTGGCCATGGCTTATCTCATATTTTGGCTAAGCATGGAAAAGCGGACGTCAAACGTCTTCCGCTCGTTTTGGCAAAGGGCCGGATTATGAGGCACCCTATGGATGTTTCGAAGCGTCTGGTAGTTCATGAAAATTATGCTGCTTCCCTTGTCAAAGAAAAAAGCCGGTCAAGTTGGGTCCTGACCGGCTTCACGGAAAATAGAAGGTAGACGCGACCCAGAGGCTCTTTCTCAAAAGTCGCTACGCAGTTTGGCCATCTTTTGTGGCGGCCAACCTGGTTGCTACCAGCAGAGTTACTATATGAAATCCGTCTCCCTGATGCAACAATATTTTTTAAGTCTTCAGTCTACGGTCCAAGGCCTACAGCCATGTCTTTAGCCATCACAGTCACCGATCGCGCCACCCCCTGGCTCAACTACCTAGCCAAGCACCTCGCCGAGCCCGAGGTCCAGCACGCCGTCGGCGGCGAGGTCACCCGTTTGCTCCTCGATCATTTAACCGCCCTCGATTCCGAGCGCCCGAACGCCCTCGGCGGCAAGCGCACCCATTTCTACGCCCGCGCCGGCAAGGCCACTTCCTATGCCGTCCACAAGAACGGCGTCACCGTCTCCGTCAATCAGACCGGCATCGCCCAGCGCTATTTCGGCGGCACGATCGAGCCAGGCCCCGGCAAAAAATACCTCACCATCCCCGCCCGCGCCGAGGCCCATGGACGCCGCGCCGGTGAATTCAACAATCTCGAAGTCCTTTTCGGCCGCAATGGCCCTTACGCCCTCGCCGAACGCGCGCATGGCAAGCTTTCCTGGCGCACGAGATCGAAAAAAGTCGATGGAAAACGCGTCCGCGAAAAAGTTATTTCCGGCGGCACTTTAATGGATGGCGGCGGTATCTTCTTCTGGCTCGTTAAATCCGTCACTCAGGAGCCCGATCCTTCCGTCCTCCCGGATGAGTCCGCCATCCTGGAGTCCGCCTGCCTGGCCGCTCAACAATACGCCAAGCGCCTTGCCGCCTCTTCCGAATCCGTTAATCCGTCAGATCAGTCCAATCCGTCCAAAACGGGGTAATCCGCCATGCCCGATCCTGATGTCAAAATAAATATCGAGGTCACTAAGTCCGGCGCCGGCGCCCAGCAGGCCAAGCAGGAAATTGACGGCCTCAAACAATCCGCCGATTCCGCCACCACGTCCACCGGCAATCTGCACTTCAAGCTCGTGGGTTTCCGCACCATCCTCTCCAGCATCAGCATGATGGCTCAGGGTGGCGCTCAAGCCATCGCCGGCCTTGGCCGCGCTCTCGGCGGCGTCGTCATGATCCTCTCCAATACCGTCTGGGGCAGGATCGCCATGATTGCCGCCACGGTGGTCAGTATCGGCGCGGCGCTCTATCAAAAATTCTTTTCCGCTAAAGAGGCCGTCGCAGATACCGGTAAGGCCGTCGAGCAGGTCTCCCAGAAACTCGAAGCCGCCGACTGGGAAACCACGATCGCCAAAGCCCGCGAAGCCGCCAAAGCATTCGCCGCAGAACTGGATAAAGCCGCTCAGGCCGCCGAAGCCACCCGCAAACAACTCGACGAAATCGGCGACGCCGAACTCTCCGCCACCCTCGCCGGCATTGACCTGCGGGTCGCCCAGGGCGGCATGACCAAGGAGCAGGGCCAGCTCGCCCGTATTGATGCCCGCCAGGCCGCCGAAGCGCAAAAAAATGAACGCGAAAAAGCCGCCCTTCAGACCGCTATCGCCGAAAAAGAACAACAGCGCGCCAATATCGATCTGCAGATGCAATATAAAACCCGCGATGCCAAAGAGGCTGCTGAGGCATATTCGCAGGCGCTGGGATGGGGCGGAAATGTCGCTGGTCTGGATCTGGCAAAACAGGATTTTGCCGGGCAACTCGCCGGTGCTGGATCGCCGGAGGAAAGATCGAAAATCTTTGACTCCAACGCCGCAAAAAAACGATATGAGGAGGCCGAACGCGCTCGCCTGCAAGCCAGCGCGTTTTCCGGGGAGGCCACCGCCAAACTCCGCGCCGATATCGAAGCCGCCCAGGCCAAGCTGAAAGCCCTCGGCTTCCGTGGCCAGGCCCTTGAAACCGGTTCCACCGCCCAACGTCTCACCGTCGCCTCCGGAATCAATGCCCAGAAAGATGCCGAAGATATTCGCCAAGCCTCCGAGCGTGCCGCCTATAACGCTCAAGTCCAAGCGGAGCAAGAAAAACGCCGCGAAGCGCAGGCCCGTGCCGCCCGGGCCGCCGCCGGCGATCGCGCCTCCCAAATTCTCGACCAGCAGCAGGCCGAGGAAGAATCCGCCCAAATCCAATTCCAAGCCGCCACCCGCGACGCCGGCGCCCGGGGCCTTTCCCCGCGCGAGCGCGCTCGGCGTCAGCAGGCCGCCCAGGCCGCCGGCGGCCGTTACAGCCGGGAACAGGCCGATGTCTACCAGGCCAAGGCCCTGCAAACTGGGATCCGCGATGCCGTCAGTCCCGAAGACGTCGCCAAGCTCCTGGCCGCCCTTGAATCGATCGGCAACGCCTTTAAAACCGTCGCCGCCGCCGCCAATGAACAAGCGTCCCAAATAAAAAACGGCGGCCTCCGAACCAAATAAATTCCCCGGCCGGCTCGCCCGGCCGGATCAAAGATCTTAACCGCTAAACCCTAACACCATAACCAAAAAACCCCCATGTCCTGGCTCTTAACATACAACAGCGTTGCCAAATCCTTCTCCGCCTTGGGCCTCTCCAACGTCCACCGATCCCGCGTCTCCCAGGCCCAGGATTCCGTCTCCTTCACCGCCCCCGGCCCTTATGACGCCGCCGAACTCTTCCCCTTCGGTAGCACGGTCACGATCTCTTTCAAAAACGACTCCACCGGCGCGATTGCGCCTTGGTTTTATGGCCGCGTCATCCAGATCCCCCGCGCCGGATCCGGCACGGAAGAATCCATGGACTACGTCCTCGCCGGTCCCTGGTGGTATCTCGACAATCTCGTCTATCAGCAGGAATGGAAAACCGTCAACCCATCGCCGCCGCCGGCGACCGTCTCCACGTATAAATCCCGCGTCATCCTCGGCCAGACTGTCGCCGGCGTCCGCCAAACCTCCGGCCAGGTCATTACCGACGTCATCAACTACGCCATCGCCTCCGGTGCCCCCATCGCCCTCGGCGAGATCGAGCCCGATCTCGATATCCCCTACGACGAGCAGCAGGATGTCACCTGCTCCGAGGCCATCCGCCGCATGCTCCGCTGGTCCCCAGACGCCGTCACCTGGTTCGATTATTCCACGTCGCCATATCCGACCTTCCATTGCGCCCGCCGCTCCGCGTTGACCGCTCTTTCCATTCCCGTGGGAGGGGCGCTATGCGCCGCGACGTCCATGAATGTCACGCCGCGCCCGGATCTCCAGGTCCCCGCCGTCATCCTCAAATTCGAGCAAACCAATTCCATCGACGGCACCGAATACGAGACCGTCGTCCCCGATAAATGGCCGGCCTCCGCCACCGGCCGCGAATTCGCCGCCCTCACCGCCACCCTCGAACTCGCCGGCTTCCAGGCCAACTACGTCAGCCAGAAGATCGTGTCAACGTTAATCCCCCTCATCGAGGATACATTCTGGGCTGCCCATGATCCGACTTATGTGACAACTGCCACAAGGGTTTCTGCTGTCATAGCTGGGTCTACGAAATGGTCGGCGGTCCCATACGATTACGAATTAAAGGAAGGCCAAATTCAAGCCTGGATGACGGGAAAGCACTTCCAGGAAGTTACCTACACCGCCCAGGTGCGCACCACCACGTTTGACACCGACCTGGTAACGAAGTTGAAGGAGGAAATCCGCAGTATTTCCTGCACCATCATCACGACCGATTGCCCATCCGGCACCTACACCCGTCTCGCCAGCGTCGTCACCGGCGAACAAATCCCCGTCGGCCTCGCAAAGGCGCTTTACGATAGTCTCAATCCCCTGCAGTACGAAGGCGCCGTCACCCTGACCGAAGAGGAGTGTGGCCAGGATTCCGATGTAGGGGAGGCGCTGCGAGCCGCGACCGGCTTCACCCTCAACCTCACCGGCGGCCTCTCCGCCTGGTCCGCCATGTCCGCCCTGATCCAGAAGGTTGACGAGCATGTTGATCTCGGTCAAACAACGATCTCATTCGGCCCGGCCGAGCAGCTCTCCCCCCAGGACCTGGTCGAGCGCTTGCGCGCCAATCGCGGCCGGGGCGTCGCCATAAACTACCTCAAACGCACAACCGGCCAGTCGGCCGACGTCGCCCCAACCATCGCCCTATCCGGCCCGACCCCGATCCTGAACACCGCCGGCGCCGGCGGCCAAACCAAGCTCCTGGTCGTATCCGACAACACCCGCAAATTCACACTCGACCCTGCCCAGATAACCGCAGGTGGAACCGAAATAAAGCTCCGTGAGGTCAGCGTCTGTGAAAATGGAGTCGTCAAAAAAATGTTGGTTTTAGCCAGCGCGACATACTTATAACCCCCCCCCCTGCCGGCTTGCCCGGCAGGATAAAAAGAAACCATCTTCAATGATCACCCTCGGCCCAGTTGATATAAGCGACCCCCTCGAAATAACCTTCCATTTCGGCCCCGACGAGGGCCACCAATGCGATCAGGCGGAATTCGACTGGTACCTGAACGACATCTTTGTCGCCCGTCTGAATTTCGACAATTTAGCAACCGGGTTAGAGGTTATCCAAGGCCCCTTCACGATCGCTCCCGAGGATTACGGCGTGAAGGATGGCTGCGGCACACTCGTTTTCTCGTTTATTTGCGCCGAACTGGTAGGAGGCTGCCACGAAGGCGCCGCGTTCGACATCGACCTACCCGATGGCTCCATCAAAACATTTTATTTGCGCACCTCCGCCCCCACGCCCGTTACCATGTGCGAATTATACGGCTCCGAACTCTCCACACCCCCATGATCAAGCTATCCATATCCGACCTTCAGGAGGCAGCCAAGAATCGCCTACCAGGCTATCTGAACGCCGTCCTTGGCCAAGGAAAGATCGAGGGCGACGTCCTCCATCTCACCAGGTCCGCCTACGATACCCTCCGCGCCAAATACCGTTCCACCGCCCCCCCCGACACCTCCGCCATATCGCTTGTCCGCTACGAAATCTGCCAAACCTGCCCCAACACCGCCGACGCCTCCTTCGCTTGCCGCCTATATAAAGGTTGCTGTTTTGCCCGCTGGCGCGCCCAACCCACCAGCCAATGCCCCGCCACCCCCCCCAATTGGCCAGCGACGTAGCCCATTCCGCCCCCCTGCAACCCCATTGCAATCCGCCTTCCTTCTCGCCTTTCCCCTCTGTTTTTCTTTCTTTTCAGATGCCCAATACCCCGCTATTATCAAACCACTTGTCATTTTTTATCAAACCGCGCGGCATAATACCCCACGCCGTATCTC